ATTAGTATAATGTGCAAATAGCCTCTTGTTAACTTCTTCCGACATATTAAGCAACTCCAGTAATTAAGGCGCAGAATTTAGGTTTCTTCAATATAGCCTTTCCATTCATTGAAACTCTTATCTTCCTACCAATTCCTTCCTCTGAAATTATCCATGTCTGCAATGGTTTGAATGTTCTATATTCAGCAGCCTGTTTTAAATCTCCAACAAATGCAAACGTAGCAGTTACATTCTCGGAAACAACAACCTTCAATCCAGCGAAGTTATCAATCGTTCCAGTTCCTACTTTCTCACTTGCAAAGTTTGGAACACTTGAGCCTTTTGTAGAAACAAGCCATACCAATAAGTCTTTCTCTCCTTGTGCGTTTAACAATAATACTCCATTCCTTATGCTTCTCTTTGTCTGTTGTCTTATCTCCATCTTTGATTGCATAATATCTTCGAATGGGTCTTGTCCGCTTGCTGCTGCCCAAGGGGCGTTTGCTGCTACAGCATTAATAAGGTCTGCGGATTGGTTCTCACTAATAACATCCCAAATATCCCCATCAACATCATTTGCTATTGCTTCCACAACATCCTTTGCGTTGTCTCTAAATACCTGCACTTCAGAGTCACTCTCATCTTCCATGTTAATCATAGGAGAGTCAAGCATATATTTTATAGAATAAACCGTAGTAGGAGTCCATGAGGTCTCTGCCACGAATGGTCTTGCTCCAGGAGCAATATTAGATAATTTTGCGGGGGCTGTTAATGTTAAATATCCCGAAGTCTTTACCCAATACTTAATCTCTCTCGACTTTGTTGGAGCACTTGAAATTAATGATTTAAAAATTAAGGCTTCCTCAAACTCTGCTATTGCTCCCTTAGTAATATCAATGTCTCTAATTAATGCTTGTCCTGCTGTTTCTACCATTATGCAAGTTGGACCGCTACTGGGCGTAGTTCCATTAATTTAGTCTGTCCATCAGTTGCGTCTTCCATCATTATTCCTAAAATTTGTTCGCAGTCATCAGTCGCCTTTGCTACATAATTTGTGCCACCTGTGCTTGCGCCTGTCATAACAGGGTCTCCGTCGTTAATAGTTCCCGAGCAAGTAACTCTAAATATTCCACCCCTATAAATTGCTACAGAAGTTTGAGTAGTATCTGCTGCAAGTTTCTCGGATTGTGCTATTCCTGCAACAATGTCCGCGTCCCCGTCTGCTAATGAGGCTGTCATAGGAGAAGTCATTTTACAAATTGCGCCTTTCTCAATAGTTACAGTAGTAGAACAAGTAAAATTTACAGGGATATGTGTTTCAACTTTTAGGACTGCTTCGTTAGCCATTATTCTTCGTCCTCACTTTGGTCGTCTTCCATGATATTCGGTATACCGAATACTATTTAAATCTTTCGGAATTTACCCTCTTTCCATAATTGCCACAATTTCACAGAAATACCAAGAATTATGTAAAATCTTATCTCCCAGTCTATCATAATGCCTCGTGCGTCCAGCCTTTATCGTCTATATATTCCCCAACAATCTCCCCATCCTCTCTTATCCCCAGAACAACAATGCTCACAAATGCCTTTCCCCACATAAAGAACTCCCCTTTCTTCTCATACTTCGGAATGGGTTTTAGTTTCAATAATTTTCTAAACGTAGAATAAATAATCTTCTTTAAATTAATTCCATAAACTCCTACCTGTGCGGCGTTAAGGGTTCTCAAAACCATATCAAGTCCTTCTTTAGGAAAAACATATTCTTTAAATCCAAATGGGAGGTCTCTTATTTGTCCAGGTATCCAAGCCCCTCTTTTCTTCTTTCCTTTAGTCATTGGCATTAAAAACTTTTGGCTCTCCATGTCTCTCAACATTCTCTCAACACAAGAACGTTCTCCATAAGGAATAAAACTAACGTGCATTTTTTGGCTCCGTAGGTTTCATCCAGTATGCGCCATATTTATAGATAACTTTATTTTGCATTCTTATCAGCCTCTTTCTTAATCTCGGCTTTATAGAATTTGATTAAGTTTGTGCATAGAGCTCCATTAACTTCTGTCTTAATATAATCACTCTCAACACTCACTAATGCGTCTCTTAAAAGTTTTTCTTTTTCAGAAATAATCTCAAAACTCTCATCCTTTTCTTCAATCATTTTATATGCCTTAATTCCTTTAAAATATCAATTAGTATATTAGTTAATTTATTTATTGCGGGGCTTTCTGCCGAACCTATTTTGCTAGAATCTGTTTCTTCATAAAGATAATCAGTCGACATGTTTACCATCCGAGAGTTCTTTTTTAATTCGCTCGTTATATTCTTGTGGGGTTTCTTCTTTTGGTCTCACTTCTACATTTCCGCCTGCTGTTCCAGCAAGTCTTTGGTTAGCATATAAGGTTTCTTGTCTCTTTAATAATTCTTCCGTTTTCTTGTTAGCGGCTTCTTGCCTTGTAACAATCGCTTCAGTCTTATCATAGAGAGAAGTAGGTTCGTCAGTATTCTCCACAGACGTATCAGTCTTAACTCCTGTGTCGTTACTCTCATTTGTTTGTTCGCCATCTGTCATTAAATAATTAGGTGTGTCGCCTTTATAAAGTTTTCTCTATTGCAGCCGTAAGTTTATCTACTGCTTTTGTTAAGGATTGTTGCCACTTGTATCTCTCGACGATGAGTGTCAAGGTCCATAGTCCGAGCACTCCGTAGTTTAATAAGGATTGTTCTATCATGCTACTACCACTCCTACTAACATACCAACTATATAAAGGAAAGAGATTGCAAGGATTATTTTAATTATCATTACCATTCCTCTGCCGACCACTCGGGACTATCTTGTTCTTGCATTTTTAAAAACATGTCGAGGTCTGAAGGGTCTTGTTCTTGTCCCGTTAATACATTAAGTTTGGATTGAAATAATTTTTCTCTAACAATGAGAATATCTGTTTCAAATGAATTAACCCTGTCGCTATTGAAATTCAAACTCGGACTATGGATAATTAAATTTTGAAGTCTTGCCTCTTTTTCGTTTATGTAATTTTCGATATCTTTTATTTGGTCTTGTGCCACAGAGACAGGAAGATATCCCATTTTAACATTAGTCTCAATGTTCATAATTCTTTTTCTCATACTTTTAATATCTTTGAATACTTCCTCGAGGTTTCCTCTTGGGGTTTCTATATCTGCTACTGAACTTATTTTTCCACCAAAGGGAGCCGCCTCCACTAATGACCCTACCGCCTCGCTCCATGTTAATCCTTTCTCTATTTCTTTTTGTTGAATTTCCGATAATCCTAATCTCTTATAATCCTCGGGGGTTAATTGTTGAGATGGAGTAATTCCAAATGTTTCTTTTATTTTTGTTCCTATTAACTTTCCACTTCTTACAAGACTTCCCCAAATAGGAATAGTCTCTTGAAAAGTTGCGTCGGGATTGAGTTGGTGTTGTTGGGGGGTTTCTCCCTCTATTAACTGCCGTCTTTGTAAATCTATATTGGCTTGTTGGGCTGCAAATATTTGTTGGTCTGCAATGGCTTGGTCTCTCTCTTGTCCTGCTTGAAATTCTAAAGTTTTATTTTTAGAGGCTAATGCTTGAGCCTCTTTCTCTGGGACTATGAAAGACTTTCCTTCTCTTGTATAAACCCCGTCTTGTTTCCCTGTGTATGCGGGTTCACTTCCTTCTGGTCTTGGTGGCAAAGTTTTAGAGACTTCTTTCTTTGGCATAATACAAACACTATTTTCTTTATCCCATTTTCCGCCTTCTGCTTTACAATTTATCTCTTCTTGACTGGGTTCATCCTTAATTGTTTGAAGTCCGCTTGGGGTTATTGTTGTTGCCATTATCTATTAAGTTTGGGCTCCGTTTCGTTTGGCTGTATTGCAGTCTGTCCAGTGTTCTTTGCTGCGTTCTCTTGGGTCTTTGGGGCTAAACTTGGAGGTCTATTAAATTTAATTTTGATTGCGACTTGTTGCCATAAACTATTTTCCATGGCTAATTGTCTTTCCCCATAGATAGGCTCAAATATTAAATGTCCGTTAATTCCCCCGACTTCCGAAGTTCCGTCGGATGTAACCATTGTTCTTGGGGTGTTGCCTGTTTGATAGCCAAGATTTTCAACATAAGTCAACCAATTCTGTCTATCCTCTGACGACTTACTTGGGTATGGTTCAATCTTTGCTGTGTCTTCTGGAAGTCCAACCATCTCCCCTTTCTTAACTGCTTTCTCTATTGCTGCGTTGGCATAAGCAATTTTTCCCTCGTTGTTTGTTTTGTAATAAACAATTCCGAGAGCCTTGTCTCTGTGCTTAATAATTCTCTCGTCTTCAAACGCCTCAATCATTGCGTCATTAACGTTTTTATTAGTTTGAATTTGAGAAGTTCCCCTGTTCGCGTCCCCCATCTTTTTGTTGAATGTGTGGAATATTTCATTCAACTTTTTCTTAATCCATTTCTTACCATTATAAATCTCATACCTTTTTATCTTCGCTCCAACAAAAACCGTCTTTACTCTTTCGGGAGAAATATTAATTAAATTAACTAATGTTCCCTTGTCGTTTCTAATTATCTCTGTAAATGCGTCGCCATGTCCTATCTCTACTCGTGAATGGTTTTGAATTATTGCGTCAAAGACTTCCTTTCCATTCCCATCAATCTTTTTTAAGATAACCTCCATTATCTTGTCGGGTGTAGTCCATCCTTGTCCAAAAGCCCATATCGGGATAGCATTGATTGGAGAGGCTACTTGTGGATGATTATAATAATATCCATAGTTCTCCGTCGCTTTATCATAATAAACAAATGTTTCCCCGTCGCTGTTGGCAACATCCAACGACATGCTTTCCACTATGAAGTCTGGGACTTCGGACGAGAAGTCCGTGGTGGTTGCGTTGCTTAAATTGTATGCCATTATTGATTAAGTTTGAAAGGGATTAATATTTTTAAAGTCGTAGGATATGTAGCAGAGTCTATTACCCAATCTGGATGCACAGGTGTTCCTATATTAACATCTGCATTAAGAGGGTCACATGCTAATTTAAACCAAGTATTCGCCCCAGTGTGTGTTAAATTAGCATATAATCTTAAGATATCTCCTTCCTGAAAATGCTTTTCTGTTAAAGCAATATTCATTGAAATTATTTTGGATGATTGGGTATCGGAACCTATACTAATTGTTTCAGTTGTTGCCGAACCAATATTTGTTGCTGTGGAACCATCCCAATGCTGAAAAGTAAACTCTATCTTTCCTGTTCCTGAAACTTCTCCTTGTGCCGACGACATACCCATCGCCCCCTCTATTCTTGCAGTGCCTTTTATTGTTTTTGAAGTATTAAAAGCAGAAGCATAAAAATATGTATCTACTGAAGTTGAGATGGGATTTCCTCTTGTCACATCTTTACTTAATCCATAAGTCGTGTTTGTGGTTTCTAAATTTCCATATCCTTGAAAAACAACAATTCCAGTTCCCTCTTCAAAATCAGTATAGTCATAAGACACTATAATTGGACTGGCAGTTGAGAATTTTGTTAGTTCTTTTTTGAGTGGCATTATAACCCCATGTCGTCGATAACATCCTTGTTAGCAATCTTCTTAATATAATCTTGCCAAATTGTATCGCACACGTTTAGTTTTGATTGAGACGTGGCAAGTTGCCATGTATTTTGGTTTTGGTTGATTGCGTAGAAGGCGGCCCTATGACTTGCGACCATTGCTAACCATTGCTTATAACTTGCTGTGATGGTTGCGTAGTTTGCGACAAGACCAACCCCACTTCCTGCCTCTACTTCCATGTCTGACTCTGCCATTAATATCCAAATGTCTGTGTTCGTTCCTAAAATTTGTGTTGCGGACGCATTTGCTCCTATTGCCAATAAGATTTGTGCATCTGTTGCGAGTGTTCCTGCAGCTGCCATTATACTGGAATGGAGTAAACCGATAGATTTAAATGTTTGTATTTTGTCCCTTGGACCGCATTTGCGTCCCCTTCGACAATATGAGTATAATTTCCGAATATCTTTAAGTGTCTCGTCCCTAATGAGTCGTTAGTATAGGCATATTGGACAGACTTGTAGGATTGGAATATACCTGGGTTGTCCAACAAATGTAACTTACCTGTCTCCATTAACATCTTTAAGTAAGAGTATTTTACTGTCTTCTGTAACTTACGCCCCTTGCCGTCCTTGTCTAAAATCTGTTTGCTGTTGTCAATCGCTATTGCCTTATGTTTGAGGTCATCGTCGGTAATTAAGTAATCGAATACCCCTGCCCCAATACCACCACTGTCTATGAAGATGTAAGAAAAGTCATAAAGGACGTCGAGTTCCTTTATGTGTTCTGTGGTTTGGGACAGGAGTGTTTTTGTTGTGATTTGATTTTCTACTTGGAATAAGTGCTCTCCTCTCAACTCAAAGATTTCAAACGTGCTCTCGTCCTCTCCCATTCGTGCCACATCCACACCAAGATAATATGTTCTATCTTTGACTATTGTGTTTGGTCTTTGTTGGTCCATACAACTTATAATTAAATCGTCGGGAAACCACTGGCTTACTTCGTCCATAAATTGTCCTAAATATTCCTGTGCAAATTGTAATTTATCTAAAGTGGCCTCTTGGTCTGCGAGGAATTTAAGGGAAGCCTCTTTTCTTTCCTTCGTCCACTCCTTTGTAAATTCTCTTTCATTGATAACCTCTGGACTTGTTTTATAAAATACCTTCCATCTCTCATCTAAATTCTCAAAACACTTGAAGAAGAATGTCTTTTTTGTTGTTCCGTCGATGAATTTTCCAAATGGAGTTGAATCCATCCAAATATCCCCGCCTGTTGTCATCAATGTCGGCATTATTGCGATAAATGCAAGTTCTGGCCACTTGGAAGCCTCATTAAACCAATTTATGTCGGCCGTAAATCCTCTGAAAGCATCCCCCATCGTCCCTACTGGTCTACTTCTTAATATTGACCCATTAGTGAGGGTTATTTGTGTTAAGGTGTTCTTGCCCGTCCCTTTTGCCATTAATTTCTTATCTTCTCCTACAAAAAGGCCCTTAACCATTAGAATAACCAACTTTGCTTGTTCTTCTGTAATAGAACCAACCAACAAACTTGTTTTCTTTTCTTTCATTCTATCCTTTGCCTTTTGAGCAAAGACTGTCGTTCCACCTATTTGTCTTCCTTTACAAATTAAAATATATTTTGAAACATCCTCTATTACTTCCATCTGCCAAGGGTCATATCTCATTTTCAATCTCCATTAATCTACTAATCGCAAGTCCAAGTTGTTCGGACCTATTGTGCAACATCCATTCATAGAACCAAATTGGATTTTTATGAGCAGACCATTTCCCAAAGGTGTGGTGTGTAACGCAGAGGGTTATTCCGTTATCCATATCTAATCTGTATTTCTCAAATTGTCTTGGGACGAGGTGGTGTGCATTAAGTCTCTTATCCTTTGCGCCACATATTGCGCATTGTCCATCACGCTCTCTTATTCTTGCCGACCATTTGCGGTCCGACGTAGTGCTCTTCATGCAATAGCCAGCCAAACGGCCTTTTTAAAATATTCTAAAAAATCTCTGGGGGAGGACCCCCCCTTTCCCCCCCTAAACTTACAACGTCGCTCTCCATAGGAAATGAAGGTTCGAATTTCGGCTTCCTGTGGAACTGCATAAGTTCCATAAGAAACAGAGGTTAGCCGTGCCATTTCCTGTGGAAATGAGCCAAATCCGCCACGAACAGCCTAAACTGAGCCATGCGGGAACAAGTGAGTGTAAAAATCGTAGATTTTTAAAGGGAACATTGTTTATATATGCTTGGCTTCAGTCTGTGAGGGCGGTATGTAAGTCTATATATGTGGATTGTGCGAACTTTTGTGGATTGTGCGAACTTTTGGAAACTGGAGTATATACTTCTTTATAAAGAAATATCTATTAATTAATCAATGAGATGTCAATGTGGAGCAAGAGACCAAGAAGGAGATTATTGTGATGTCTGTAATTCTAAGTTACATATTAAAGAAGAGTCTAAAGAACTTAAGGAATAGGGCTGTCTACATAACGCTGGTACTGCTTTCGTAATTGAATGAAACCTCGGTGAAACCCTCTATTCATTCTCTTCCTCTTATTATGATGGACAAGAAATGGTTACACACACAACATCAAATATATAAGATATAGCTTGTTACTAAAAAAGCTTGTTTTCGTTTGTGAAGCCGAAATAGGCAGTGAGAAGAGCGCTTAAAAACACACTTCAGCGAAGATGTTTTTAGTTAGGGTCAAAATAAAAAGGTCTGTGTGTGTGAATTTATAAACAAAGAACGCCAGCAATCAACATTAATGTTAATAAATGCTTTAATTGATATTGATAGTTTTGTTCGTTAATATCTTTCATTCCTAAAAAGTCCAAACTCCGTGCGTCCTTAATCTTCTCATATCTATCAAACAGCCAGACATCATTCCCATCAATTACGATTGCCTGTTGATATACCAACTCATTAATCAACTCCATAGCACTTTGTCTCCTCAATCCCCAATGCTTCGAACACTCAATTATAATTGCCTCTTTCAAGGCCGGTAGACAATATTTATTGGCTTCCTCAACTGCCCGCCTTATCATTTCCAGTTTAATATCTCTTGTTTCGTATGCCATGATTATAAAATGTGGGCTTTTAAGCCTGTAAATCCTCCATATATTTTTGCATTTCTCTTCTAACTCTTCTCTGTTTTTCACTGAGATTAAATCCAATTCTTTCATCTGCGAGTGAAGTTAAGCTTTTTTGCTCACAACTATAACAAACTCCCCAATGTATTCCTTTTTCTTTGAAGCTTCCTATTGCTTTTTTGCATTTCATACATAATTTTACCATGATTATAAAATGTGGGCTCCGGTTCGGCTTCAACCCCTACACCGTCATTAAGCTAATCAGGCACCCACATTCTCGTCTTTCCGAGTGTCAGCTACAAGGGGTGTTGGGAAGCAACCCAACGTTTATACCCAAAGCGAGAGGCAGGATTTGAACCTGCTCAATAGGTCGTTACTCGAGCCGCCTATTAGCCCCAACCAAAAGGCTCCCTCTCGCATTATCCTCAAATTGAGTTTTAATAAAATAAACTTATTCCTTTCTTACATTTGACTTTTTCCACTTCGACGAACTTCGCATGTAACAAGCCCGCTCTCGTAAGAACTTCCTTGCCTTTTTGGACAATTTCTTTAAAGGTTTCATTCATTGTCTTTCCTAATGGAAACTCTAATTATATCTCCAACTTTTATTTCTAATTTTTCGTAGATTATTCTAGGAATTGCTACATGTATAGAACTTGCATTTTTCATACATTTCGCTAAAAAGGTTTCATCCATTTTGTTCTAACGACAAAACAGCCTCATGATACATATCTAATGCCATTTGGATAGTCACATCATTCCGTCCATAACATGCAGCCTTAACCATTACTTGTCCAATTATAGACGCCTCTTTCTCTGTCATTAAGCTAGGAATAGGACTAGGAATAGGACTAGGTATTTTT